ACCAGCGTCGCCCTTGGGCCCCGCAGGAATGGATGCAATCTTCCGATCGAACTCGCCGATGCGCGTGGAAAGTGGAGACAGTGCCCGAGCAACGTAACCCTTGACCGCTTCGAGCATCTGTTTCCCTAGCGCCTCTGCGTCTTTCGTCATGGCTTCCTCTTTTACGCTGCGATTAGTAGCAGAGCGAGTGCGTTCTGATCTTCCCAACTGATTTTCCCAACGCCGGAGACGACCGACCTCTCGGCTCGAATCTTCCCGCGACCGACGATGGAAGCCATTGCCGGGAGATGTTGTTTCTGAGGCTCTGCGTACGACAGCGCATCAATCATCACCGGCACCAGGCCGGCGACGCTGCCCGCGCCTGCAATAGCTGCCGGTTGCGCCTCAAGCGCACCGATTCCGGTCGATTCCACTCCTTCTGCGAAAGCAGCTGGCTGCGCCTCAAGTGCGCCAGTTCCCGTCGATTCGGATATGCCCGCCCCGGCTGCCGCGGTCCCTTGCGCGAGCATCACACCCGAGCCAGCCGATTCCGATGCTCCCAGGCCAGCGATGAGCGCGGCGGGCGCAGCGATGACGCCGGTGCCGCACGATTCTGAAAGCCCGGAACCGCTCGCGCTTGTCGCTTCGGCCGCAAGAGCGCCCGCGCCCTCCGACTCGCCTACGCCCTGGGCAGCTACTGCGGTACGCTGCGCAACAAGAGTACCGTCACCAGAAGATGACGAGACGCCGAGCGCCACCAATGCGGAAACTTGATCCAGCAGGTCCGCGATACCGACTGAACTCGATGCGCCGGTCCCGGTTGCGCCTGATGCCTGATCGGTCAGCGCTCCGCCGCCCGCCGAGCTGGAAACGCCCACCCCAGCCGCGCTCGCCGACTGAGCGGCAGGCGATCCGCTTCCGGTAGAGAGACTTACACCAGAACCAGCAACCGCGGTGACCGCATCGGCCAGTGCGCCGAACCCGGTTGATAAGGACGTCCCGGCCCCGCTTGCCGTGCTCGGCTGGTCGGCGAGCACCCCGGTTCCGGCGGACGCCGATATGCCAGTCCCGCTCGCGATATCCGCCTGCGCGCTGAGCGATCCTGTTCCTGTTACGACGGAAACCGATGCGCCGGTCCCGCTAATCGCCGCCACTTGTGCGGCCAGCACACCCGTTCCGGCGGAAGCCGATACGCCAGCGCCGGCTGCGCTCGCCGATTGCGCGGCAGTCGCGCCGCTACCAGCTGATGCGCTATCGCCAAGCCCCGCACCTATGCCGACATCGCAAGCCAGGGCGCCCGCGCCGGCAGACGAGGAGACACCGGCCGCATCGATCGTAGAACTCGCAGAAGCGAGCGCGCCGCTTCCAGTGATGGCTCCGACGCTTGCGTCGTCCTGCCAAAAGTGGTCCCAGGTCTGCCCGCGTTGCCGGAAATTGCCCCACGCCGCATTGAGGCGAGCCACGATCTAGCCTATGGCCGTTCCATTACGATGAATCCGCCAGTGCCAAACGTGATCCCCGCCGCGTCCGCCACCGTTGTCTTGCAGGTAATGACCAAATCTTTCGCAACCGTGGTGTCGATCACAACGCCAGTGCCCGCCGGCGACATACCGGACTTGCTCGCCATATCTCCGGCTGCAATCCGAGTGCCGCGCGGATCATCGACCACCATGCCCGCCTTGGCAGTTCCAGTCGCTCCGATGGTGCGAATAGTCACAAACCCGTTCAAACCTCCAGGCAGCGCCGCAAGCAGCGTTGCGGGCGTGATCGTGCCCACAGAAGCGAGCACCACGCCAGCGAGTCCACCCCACCTGATCTGGAACAAGATGCCCGGCGTCGTTTGCGCGACCGCGCCCTGCGCCGCCGAAAATGCCAGTTCAAAATCAAACGTTGTGCCGACGTTGCAAAAATTGGCGGGCACCGTAAGCACCGGGCTGACGATCGCCTCAGTTGTGGAAACCTGGTTCGCGGTATCGGCGATCAGTACCGCCGAAAGAATCGGGCTCAGTGCCGCACGCTGCAGGAGTTGTCCAAGATTATCGAACACGGTCCAGCCTCGGCCATCTTCATAGTAAGCAGCGCCGCCCGCGGCTAGGGTAATGATCGGCGTGATTGCGTTCGCCGCCGCCGTGCCACCCCTAAACAATTGAAACGTCTGTGTGTTCGCCGCGTCTGTGTTAATAACGGCGATACTGCGCACGAACGCCTGCGTGCTGGCGGGAACGGTGTAGATCGTCGCCGCAGCTGCCGCAAGTTGTCGCTGGTCGAGGCACTTGTACGCCTCGGCACCCGCGGCAAGCTCCATGCCCATAATCGTGCAGGTCACCTTCGACGCGGTCTGGGCTACCCCCGCGAGGGTGTCTGCTGCTGCAAGCGTCAGCATGCTCTACGGCGTCGCACTGTAGGTGAGGGCCGACATCGAGACGGTCTGTCCGGCCGAGACAGTCACGCTCGAGAGCTGTATGTCGCCGCCTCCGCCGGTGATTGTTACGGAGCACAGCACCTTAGGTGTGCCCGCGGCATTTCGCAGTTCGGCTTTCGCAATGACCCCACCGACCGCGTTGGTGTCCGAACCGATCGCGTTGGCGGTCGAAACGCCAGCCACAGCGCCGCCAAACGCAGGATTCGCGAAGCTGAGCGTGGCGACAGTGGCGGCGGCGGCCGTCTGCATGACGAGTTTGCCTGGGGGCGTGCCTTCGTTGATCTGAGCACAAACGAAATCGGCGACGCCGGTGCGAACGAGCGTGGGATGGGTTACGGGCATGGCGTTCTCCTAGTCGATGTTGCCGGAACCGGCCACTTTCGCTTCTGCAAGCGCGGCTTCCGGCACCCCGAGCTTGACCTTGCCCTCTGCGATCCATATCGGAACGAGATCGGCGAGCTTTTGATCTTCCGACCTCACGGTGTAACTGAGCCCGACGCAATACTGGCTTTGAAACTCATTGGAAAAGAAATCCTTGATCGGCGTGAATTGCATCTTTCAGTCTCCTAATTTTTCGACGCGGCGCGCGCCAACGAGTTTTCCTTGCTTGTCGTAGACCGGCTTCACCGGTCGATCGAGCGTAGAGGCGATTTGCTGCACGGCTTCGTGTACCTTGTTTTGCCCCTGGGCCACGCCAGAAAGTGCGGATTTAATTGCGCTCACCGCGTCGCCCAGGAGAGCCGCCACGACCTCGGTCACAATCGCGCGCGTTTGCGCGTCGCGCTCCATGAGTTGCATCGCTACAGCTTCGAGCGGATGCGGCGGCGCCACCGGCGCTTGTTCCGGCGGCAATGGCAGTTCATAGATGTCATGCGGAATGATCGCGCGCACGCGCTTGCCCGGTGCGCATTCGGCGATGCACGCAACGGCCTCAGGCCGGCGCATCTTCCAGCCCCTTGATGAAGATGTCCGCGAGCATGGCGGCAGCTTCGAGAACCGCTTTCCCGTCATTTGCCGCTGCAGGAGCAGGCGCCGGGACCGCGGGCGCTTCCGCCGCCGGCACTGGAGCTGCTGGCGTAGCCGGTTCAGGCTTTGGCCCAGTCGCAAACGGATCCGCCTTGGTATCGCGCTTTGCAAGCGCGGCAAGCGAATAGTTCTGCTGCTGCAGGTAAGGCGAATCGCCGCCGGCCACGGGTCGCAGGTTCTCCCCGGCCCGCGCTTCGTTTGGCGCCATCCAGCCACCGGCAACCGCCTTGTTCTTCGCGTCATAGCGCGCCGCGGTGTCCATGCGCATGAGGCCCTCCAGATCGAACTCCGTGCGATAGCCAGAGGGCAAGGACAAGCCTTCGTCCAGGCAGGCCTCCGCCGACTCGATCAGCGCCTGCAGGCAGTCCGAGTAGTAGGTTTGGTTCAGCGATTCGACGCTGACGCGCGGTGGCTCCGGCCCCCCAAGCTTGAATAGCGGAACGTGAAAGCAGCGCGCCACGTCCTCCACCGTCCATTTCAATTGCTCGATCAATTGCGCCTCATGCGCCGGAATCGTCATCGCCTCGTACTTCAGCCCGTCCCCCAGGACGGCAAGCCGGCCGAAGTTGTTACCGCCGAAGTTTTCTTCCCAGGACTTCTTGAGCCGCTCTGCCACTTCATCGCTAATCGCCCCAGGCGCAGTGAGCGCGCCGGAGGGACGGCTCATGTTGTCGAAGAATTTGGTGCTGTTCCCCTGGATCCGATTGCCCATCGTCGCCGACATGCCACAGGCGTAGATCGGCGAGACGCCGATAAGCGGGTGCCATATGCTCACCATCGTGTCGTGAATGATCTCGGAGGCCGGCACCGTGATTGCGTCACTCAGCTCGGCAAGGTGATCCGCCGAGAGCTTGTAGTACACGCTGCCGTCATCGGCCACGAGCGGGGTGACACGCTGCGCATCGAGCACATAGAGCGCATTGACGATCCCGCGCCCGTCGCGCTGTTTGAGGGCGAAGGTATTGCCGTAGAGCAGCTTGGATACGATCCATTGCTCCATGAACTTGATGCGCGTCTGATAGCGATTGGGCTTTGAGAGCACCGGCAGGAACGGCGATTGCGTCTTTACCTCGGTCGCGATGCCGGTGGCATCTTCGTCGACGAGTTTGATTCTGAGCTTGGCGATATCGCTCGCAATAATGGTGACGCAGGCAAACACCGCAGAAAACGCCAGGAGCTCGCGTGGTGCATCCACTTCGACATTGCGCTGCCAGGCGCCGGCAAACGACTCGCGTAGCAGCCCAAACCAGCCGCCGGTGGAGTGCACGGCGGAGGCGTTCTGAGCCTTCGTGCGCGCGACCTCGAATCCGAAGATGCGCATTTAGGCCAACTGGCGTCGCGCGTACCTGCGCTTCTGGCGCGCCGTCAATGTAATGTCGCGTGTCGGATAGACGGCTGGATCAGCCGCCACCACGTCGCGCGTCTGATATTGATCGGCTTGGCTTTGCGTAGAAACGGGTTCGGCGCGGCCCAGCCCGACTAATACGGGGACGAACTCCGCGTCCGCATGAAACCGCTCGCCCGCGGACAACTGGCGCCCGGCGTAAATATGGGCGACCTTGGAAATCATTTCCGGCATGAGTGTTCTCCGAAGCGGGTGCACCATCCGAACGCGGACCGGTGCACCCGTATTTCAACGACTAGCGCCCCTTACTTGTAGGCGGCGCCCGCAATGAACGCGACCGCGTTGGTGCGGCGTTTCTTCCAGTTGATGAAGCGTGTTGCGCGAATGGCAACGGACTCAGTCTGGAACATGCTGACCATCGAAGTGGCCACGGTTCCGCCGACGCTCTCGTTGGTCGGGTTGTCGACCATCTGGATTGCAGCCTCGCGGCTCGCGTCGATCGTGACCTGGCCATCGTCCGCCAGCAGAATTTCCGGCGCATTGAGCAACACGATAATGTTGCCCGCGGTCGGACTGCCACCCAGCACCGCCGTGTTCGACGTGATGACCGGAAGCCCGAAGAAGGTTCCGCCCATCATGTTGATCGTCGGATAAAGCGGCTGGCCCAAGGGATTGAGCATCAACGAAATTGCCAACGCCACCGCCGGCGGCATGATCCACACCCCGGCTGAGGGGTCCAGATTGTTGGCGATCCAGATCCCAAACAGGGTCTGAACATCGTCCCGCAGCGCCGCTGCATCGACCCCGCTTGCCGCCGTCGGCGTTACGCCGTTGGTGACGGAACCCGGCGACACGTTGGTGACGGCCGCGAAATCCGGGTCGATGAATTGCTGGTCGAGAAACTGCGCGATCGACTTGGTGAGATCGGAGCGCACGAGCAGCTCCGCCGATGGCGATGAACTGCGCACCAGCTCCTCGGTCAACACCACCATGCCGGCGGCCTTTGCGATTCCGAGCCGGACCTCCGACGTACCCATCTTCGACACCGGGACCGGCGCACCCTGCCCGACCCAGTATGCGGCCGAAGCGGAGGTCTGCGAACCCATGCGCACGTTGAACGGAATCTGCGTCAGATTCGGGATCTTGCCGAGAATCGTTTGCGGGCGCAGAAACTCGATAAACTCGTTCGCCAGATTTTGCGCGTAGACGAGTTCGGACGCCCATCCGGCAGAGGTTGTGTCACCTGCGGCAACGGCTGCCCGGAGTACCATTTCGACTTCGGGCGTGGTATCTGCCCAGGCTTTGTTCGCCTTGGCTACGGCGAGTGCGTCCGAGAGATTCCCCCGGGTGCGCGCGAGCGCCATGACGTAGCGCGTGAACTTGATGCCCGGGGGCACATTCGACTTGACGCTGATGATGCCGCTACGGGCCTGCGAACCCTTGACCGGGTCGTCGATCTTGCCGACGGCGAGCGGCGTGGCACGGCCGACCATCTGCGCCTCGTGATCCTTGAGGCGGACGATATGATTGTCGACCGCATTGACCTCGGCTTTGAGGCTGTCGTACTCCTGGGTTTCGGTTTCGTCCAGCGTGCGGCCCTCGTCGGCCGCCTTCGCCATGATTTCGTTCATGCGCCCAGTACTGGCCGCGCGCTTCGCCTCAAAAGAGGCGATCTGTTCTGCAATTGTTTTCATTGATTTTCCTTTCGGGAAGTTGGACTGCGGTCCCGAAACGCCGGGAGAGGAATTCAAGCGCACGACTTGGCGCGGCCGATCGCCGGACGCGGCGAGCAAGGCTTCATCTGCAGACTTGATAGTGGTAATGCTTGCGTCGACGTTCGCGGGGATCGTGACGGCGGAAAGTTCCAGAAAATCCCACTTCGTGTACCGCACACCGAAGGTGCCTTTGATGTCCGTCCATTCGAGCGGTTGAAATCCGATGGAGAGTCCGCGGACCAACTTGTGCTTTACCTCGGCCCAAGCTACGTCCAG